GGTAATGCACAAAGTGATAGTAGTGCTGTTAAATATTTCATTGTATTCCTCATTTGTTATACTGCATGTCTACCATTTTTTCATGTAGTACTTGTTGGGCTAAATTGTTTCGTAAAGCTTTCTTGTTGTCGGGTATAGTCCCGTCTTTTAATCCAGCTGCATCGTTTAGTGTACCGCCGTTTATCTTCGCATTATAATACATGTTAATATTAGTTTGTCTATTTAGTGCCAGTATTATATCACTTTGATTCTGTGTTTTGAATAATGTAAGAGCATTAGCAGAGGCAGTCAATCCCATCTCTATACGTGACTCTTCTTCTTCCTCTTCTTCATCTAGTATAAGTTTACCATCTTCGTCATACTGAAACTCGTCAGCTTCTAGTGTATCTACAACTGCATCATCTTCTAGTGCATCATAGACTACAACCTCTGGTATCTCAGGCATAGGTTTTACATAACCTGCACATGATGGATCAGACTGTGGATCATAGCATTTGTCTAACCTGTAGTTGTATATTACAACAGCATCTTTAACAGTTCCTTCACCCTCAACTTCAACAAACCCAGTACCCCATTTAGATGCTGGTATATTTGAAAGAGGGAAAGACTTAACAATAGTATTTCCGGGTACACCAGACCAATCATCAGTCTCTCTAAATGTATAACCATCTCCACTTGAGTTATGATTACCTACATGTACCTTCATATCAGCATCTGGGTCTTTTACTGTAGTATACCTGTAGAGTAATCCATTTATATCTACACCACCAATGCTAGGTAATATAGAGTCCATAGTCCAACCTAATGCGTTAGATGCCGCATTACTTGTAGCACCGTAAGTGTACGGCTCAGAGTAGGAGTAAGAAGGCAAGAGTACTAAAGATAACACCCAAGCCAATCTTAGTTTCACTGTTCTCATCAAACAACTTTCTGATTACATCATTCTGATCTCGTTCGATCTCTTCTTTAACTGCTTCCATCTCCCATGCTAGCCTAGCTTTATCACCAACTAAGCCATCTTTAGGGCATGGTGTACCTGCATTCATCATAGCATCAAACACTCTTTCGTCTTGACACATTACGGATACTGCGGCTACCTTCATGCCCATGTCATACATAGTCTTGGCATTCTTGAGTTTCTCACAGTTCATGTCACGTACTGTACGACCTGCTGAGATACCCAGTATCTGTGTCTGTACTGCCCCTGCTACACCTACAGTACATAAGTCAGAGTTACTTCCACTTATCTGAGGAGATATGGCTGATGGTGGTGGGCTATTGATTGTAGTTTCCATAGACCCTTCTGATGTTATAGTGCTGTTAGTGTCAGTATATATTGTATCATCATTGGCATATGAAGCAGTGCCAATTAGTAGGGTAAGTAATGTAAGTAAGAGTTTCATTTACTATCTTGTTCTGCCATTCTTTCTACTAAGTTACGAATAGCTTTAATGTTTTCGTCAATACGACCTAAAGAGACAGCTTGCATTTGTACTGTCTTCTCTAGTGTATTTATACGAGTTTCTTGGCGAACTAAATCACGAGCATTATTTTTGACGGTAGAGTCTAGCGAAGACACATACCATACAAGTGATATAGTTTGTAGTACTATAGCTACGATTAACGTAACTGGTACTGACTTAGAAAGATGCCAACTCTCAGTCATTATTCAATAACTACATTCGGAATGGGCTGTATTGCTACTAACTCATCGACTGTAGAAGCCGCATCTATAGAAGATAATGCTGGTGCATCTCGTAATGCTTGCTTATCAGCAATTATTTGCGTTGTATCAGCACTTGTTTCAAGAGCTTTCATGTAAGCTGTATCTAAATCTGCTAATGGGTTTACTCTAGCTTGACGTATTTTATCACGCCAAATATCTTTAGCTTTAGCCATGTTTACAGATATAACACCTGTATCTTCGTTTGCTTCCCAACCATTACGAAAAGTACGTTCAGCTGGTATTTCATAGTTTGCGCTGTTATATTCTGTTGCGCCTATTTTAATTAATGTAGACATTTTTTTATCCTTATGTTGGTTTTGTAGGCCAATTCACTGAATTGGGAAATCCAGATTGTTCTGGTACGTTTAACAAGTCAGTTCGATATTGTGTCCACTCTGCTTGTTTGGAATCTGTAAGGTCAGCCCAACGCAAAGGGTTTGTTACTATAGGGTCTACTAACTCGACTAATAACAAATCTCTTTCGTCTCTAACTTCTTTTCCTACTTGAGTATCTTTTAAGTTTTGGTCAAATACTATTTCTTGAGTATCTAAATTAACTTTATGATGTCTTTGCTCAACTTGTGTTTCTGAAGATAAATAAGAAAAACCTACCCATTCACCCTCGTTAATAACAGGCTCTGTTCCCCAGTTCTCAGAAACTATTTCACCTGTAGTGTTATTGTAAAAATAATAAAACATTTATTTGTTTCCTTTTATCCTAGTTTCGCCCATGAAATCCATTTTTCATTACCACCGCTAGTAATTGTAAAATTTCCTGTTGTTGTTACAAGCCCATAAACTGCGTGTTGCACACTATTAGAGCGGTTAGCTGGTGCGTAACCTGTTAGCTGTGTACCATTGTCATAAAAATGACCACTAAACCAACCGTCGTCAACATTACTGTAAGAACTTAACGTGGCAGAACCCCAATTACTATTATCACCCTTGTGCCAACAAACTAATGCATAAGTCCCTGCACCGCCTGTCGTAGTAAGAGAACCACCAAAAGTCCCTGCGCTTGCGGTAACTGTAAAATCAGAGGCTACGTTACCTTCTTCTACCTCAACCCCAGAATCAAAATCGTCATCGCCTCTTATTATACTTACCATTTGTTAATCTCCTAGTTTTATATATTTTACATTGTTAAAGTCAGCTCTACTATACCGTGATCAGCTGATACATAATTAGACTTGTGTGCAGAACAACATCTTACACTTGAAGTTGATTTAACTGTGCCAGAAACTTCTGATCTGTAGTGTGCCGCTACATTCAAATCACCTACGGCGTCACCTTTACCAACATTCATTGCAGTACAATATCCTGTACTCGCCACACTGTTTGTGAAGTTAACTGTCCAAAGACCTGTACCGTTATCTAAAATAGAAGAAACATTACCAGAAGCAAATATAGAAACTGTACCTGTCCCATCCCATGAAGCCCAAGCCTTAGATGTGTAAAGATCAGCACCACCTGTAGTCTTTAAATTATCTACTTTTATTGTACTCATTGTGCCATCTCCCATGCGTTTCTAAATTGTCTATTGCTAGGAACTTGTTCTGTTTTAACGATCTTAAACATAGGTCTATTATATTCCACAGCCCACACCCTTCTTGGTATGTCTTTCATAACTAAATACTCCATTGCTTCTTCTTCAGTTAATTTACCTATTCTTGGTGCAGTAAATTGCTTTTCCCATTTACTAGGGTCATGCTTAAAAGTAGAATGTCTACCTTCATCAATAGCTTTTTGCTCATCATCTTGCAGTTCCCAATAAACAGATATAGGTGGTAGCTTCCCTGCCATTGCATCAGCTAACCAGTTATCACTAGGGACAAGAACCATAGCTGGTTGTTCTGGGTGATCAGGTTCTTCATATACCACTCTATAAGTACTCATTCATCACCTACACAAATTAAATCCATGTTAAACGCATCATCTTGAGTACCATCGTCATGATCTACAGAAAATACAGGTACATTAGATGTTGTCTTATTACCTTGAAAAGAGTTATGATCATCAGTGTCATCTTGAGAAGCATAGTCTGTTATATTAGCACCTGCTGTTGAAACGGCTGTGTAAGTACTAGAGGAACTAAAACTGTTACTGTAGTTTACCGTATAGCGACCTTCTCCCATGTCAGTAACCGTAGACACATTGCCATCCCCACGTATAGTTAAAGTACCAGTGCCTTTCCAATTACACCAAACCCTAGACAAGAAGATTTTGCCTCCACCTGAAGTAGCTTCTTCGATGTTATTTACTTTTAATGTACTCATTTATACCACCGTCCATGTTTCGCCATCACCCACTGTAACGGTAACGCCGCTGTTAATTGTTATTGGCCCAGCACTCATTGCATTTTTACCATTTGTAATTGTATAGTTTGTCGTAACATTCTGACCATTCTCCCAGAAAATTTCATCATTACCTCCACCACCAGCACCTGCACCACCAGCTTCAGCCCAAGTTAATCCACCTGTATTACCTGATTGTGCTGTAAGTACATACCCATTAGTAGGGCTGTTAGAAACTTTAAGGTTAGCTTCATCGACTACGTTGTTAGCTATGGTTAAAGAAGTAGAACCTGTAACTTCACCTGTATGTGTTAGGTTAGTATTCGTAACTGTCTCTGTAGCAGAAGTTAATCCAGTAATGTGTCCGTATGTATCAAGAGTAATATCTTGAATATATGTACGACCAGAATTATTAACAGATGCTTGTGTAGATGTGTCCGAATGCGATAGTGTAACTGTACCAGAACTACCTCCTCCTGTCAAGCCAGAACCAGCAGTAACACCTTGTATATCTCCACATGCACCAGTTGTAATTGCAGTAACGTGACCTCGACCATCTACTGTTATTTGATCAATCTTTGTGGCATTAGATGTACTACCATATGTACCACTAAGTGTAGAGGTATCTTTATGTGAAATTGTTAAGTCATAAGGATCGCCATCTGATCCTGTACTTGTATCAGTCCAATTTACATCTATATCTTGGCCTTCAACAAACTTCATTTCCTTACCATGAGAAATAGTAACTTCTGTACCATCACCATCTTCCATTACAAAAGTAGTAAGCTGATTAGTGTTAGTATCAGTATTGGTTACTGTTTCTGTCGCTGTAGCTAAACCTGTGACGTGTCCATAAGTATCAAGTGTAATGTCTTGAATGTATGTTCTGCCAGAGTTATTTGATGAAGCCTGAGATGATGTATCACTATGACTTAGTGTTACATTACCAGTACCGCCGCCTGATAATCCAGAACCAGCAGTAATTGTTTGGTCGTCTTTAGCATTTGTCTCTATAGTATCTAGCTTATTACCATCAGTAGATACGTTACGTCCATCTACTGTGCCAGATACTGCTACATTGCCTGTTACTGAAATACCTGTTGATGTTGTGGCTAGTTTTTTGCTGTTGTCGTAATAAAGGTCAACAGAAGCGTTAGGGTTTACAACGATACTTTCTTCGCCATTTTCGGCTCTAATTCTAATCTGGTCACTGCCACCATATATAAATAATTCACCAGTTGAATTTTGAATAGCACTATTAGACCCATCATGGTAAATCTGTAAGTCAGACCCAGCACCGAATATGGCTTTGTCGTTATCACCGAATGACAAGTTGCCTGTCATTGTGCCACCAGATTTAGGTAACTTAGTACCCAGTTGTGTCTGTATATTAGATGTAACACCATCTATATAGTTTATCTCTGTAGTCGATGCGGTTACACCATCTAGTTTATTTATTTCAGTTGCTGAGGCAGTTATTGCTGTACCACCCAAGTTGATTGATTCTACAAATGCTACATCAAAAGAGGCTGTTGATTTACCTAAGTCATAAGTAGCATCAGTTTTAGGATACCAAGCTGTACCATCACCTAGAAACTCTTGGGCTGGCCCTACTACAGTAATAACACCGCCTTCTGCGGCAGTACCATCATGTGTGTGACCAGAGGTACTAAAAGCTGTTTGTATTGCGTCAAACTCACCATCTAAATCAGAAGCATTAATTACGTTACCGTTTGCTATATTGTTTGTTGAGTCGTTACGTGTATAACCTGTACCCATTTCTATTTCCTATCGTTGTTAGAGTATTCAAGTAAAACAGTGTCTACTATAAAAGGTGGATTGTTTACTGTTGTAAACTCATATTGTAATGAAACTGTAAAAAATGAACCTGTTGTATTAGTTTCAATAACTGTTTCTGGATCACCTCCGTAGCTAACATCTCCAAATATTGCACTACCAAATATAGCAACCTCACCACCTCCTGATAAAGGTTGTATTACATTAGGTCTTTGAAAGTCATACTTAAAAGTTAAATTACCATCTACGTTACCTTCTGGGTCATAGTATGTAGTAGCTTTAAATAAAGTCTTTCTTACTTTAGGGTCATTAATAGACATGAATGGAGTAAAAAAACTTGCCGATATTACAGAACCATCAAATGTATTACCTGTTTCTAGTCTGTAAATATAACCAGTCTCCCCTACAAATAAGATAACTTCAGAACTACCTGAGGTAGCAGATGCTGTACGGTAGGCTTTAATACCTTTAGTTTGCGACCATGAAAAACTAGATGCATCTTGATCAGCGAACTGTGTACCTATATAACCTTCAACTACAGAATCTGTTTGGCCTGATGCAAACCCCATAATACGATATTGAGATTTACTTCTAATTGTTAAAGATACTACATCTGCATAAGAAGCTGTAAACTCTGTTATGTTGTCTTGTATATTACGAGATGCTACAGATAAGTTAAAGTCACCAATACGAGCAGTAGCACCTAGAAACCTTAAACCATCACGAGCCAAAAACATAATATCACCACCGACTTCTTGGATAGTATCAGGTTCTGAACAACCTAAGTCTTCTGATATTTCTGCTAATTGAAATGATGAAGAGGCAGTACCTGTAAGCTGATGTATGCTTGAGTTAGTAAATATAATTAGTTTATCACGGAATGTTATTAGACCTGT